ATTCTTGCTACAACTTTATTTATAATAAAATATTCATCTAAATCGTGAGAGTCAGAATTAACTCTTATTCTTTGTCCAGCTTGTAATCCATCTTTATAAGTAGCAAATTGCCCTTCTGATAAAGTGGTTTTATAAGCATTTAATTCTTCTGTAGCTCTTTCTCTAGCTCCTTTTTTTGAATTAATTGTATTATCAACAACTAAAAATTCATAAATACCATTACCACCTTCAGCAGAAATTGTATCTGTAATTGAACCTAAGTCTTGCATAACTACTCTTACTGGTAAATAAGGTTGCCCTGACATTCTAATACTTGATGTATCATTAGGGACTCTATCTCCTCTAAATCGGATAAACTTTTCATCTTTGTTCCAAAGGTAGTCAAAAGGGGTAATAGCATCAACTCCGTCCACTCCTCCGTCCCAAACTTCGCCTGTAACAGACACTTGGAGGTCTTCATACCTATAAGGTAAAGGATAAACGTTTTGAATCCCATCAGAGATAGTTTCACTGGTTAAAGTATCAGCTAAATAATCTCCACCTCTAACATAAATCTTATTTCTTAATTGAGAATTATCTCGTCTAATTCTTAATGAACCTTTTAAATAACTTCCGTCATCATCATTAATATCTATAGGAGCTGTCTTTGCACTTTTAGAAAAGAAATGAATATCTCTATCATAATCTACATACCAATCGTAACCAATTAAATCAGCTAATTGAGTAAAAGCATCTGAAACAGAACAATAATTAAAAGCAATATAAGAAACATTTGTATTAACTCCTTGTGCATTATTTAAAGTAAATCCATCTAAATAATCTGCATTAATACTTTCAAGAATTTGAGTAATAGTTTTATTTTCAAAAGAATCTGCAACTAATTTTCTATCTAAAAATCTTGTATAGTCTTCACATTCAATATCAAATAAAAGTATTTTATAATCTTCTACTCTTTGAACTAATTTAATAATAACTCCACCAAAAAGTTGTTTTCCGTCATTATAAACTTTTACAACATTACCATTTACAGGATTGAAAGTATGTTTAGTTCCATATTTTCTTAATGTAAATTTACATCTATCAACTTGTCTTGTTAAAATATTTTCTACACTTAATGAACTTCTTTCAATAGAACGAGTGACTCTTGTTCCATCAACATAAACCTGCACACCAGACGCAATAATTTCTGTTGTTGTGTTTTCGGATATTAAAATTGTTTCATTAATATCAGGCATTATAACTTCATGTTAGTTTTTAATTTGTTAATAATCATATCTCCAATTTGTTCAGCAACTTGTTCTGAAAGATAAACTCCTCCATTAAGATTTACAACCGAACCTCCTCCACCTCTACTTTCTCTACGATTTAAAATATATTCTCCTTGATGAAGATTATACATTCCTGATTGTTGAATAGGTCCTCCTGTCGCTCTCCCTCCCATAGTAGGCATTCCACCAAAAGAACTAGGAGCAATTAAAGAACCAGCACTCGCAGAAGCGGCTTGTTTTATTGCTGTCGCTAAATCTTTATATAATTGTATTTCAGCTTCTACTGCTTCTTCTGTTTGAGCATGAGCATCCATTGTTATCTTTAATCTTTCTGCTTGAGCTTCCGAAACTAAAGCTAAAATAGCTTCTTCTTTTTGTTGGAATAAAGTAACTTCTTCTTTTTGTTGTTGTAATAAAGCTACCTTCTCATCAAGAATACTTTTTAATTTCAAAAGAGTCGAAATCTTTTGGTCTTCAATCTTATCCAAATACATTTGTTTTTCCAAAGCTCTTTTTTGAATCAAAGCTTGTTTCTCTGCTTCAAGGTCAGCCATCTTTGCATTAAATTCAGTTTGAGCTAATTCTCTTTTTGAATTAAAATCTTCTACAGCTTTTTGAATACCGCTTAAACCAGCTCGTCTTTGAGCTTCAGCAATTTCAACACTAAATTGTTTTCTAACTTCAGCAGATTTAGATAAAGCATCTTCCTCTGTTTTAATTTGACCTTTAATATCTAGAATTTGTTGTGAGTCTGTAGCTCTAGATAATTCATTTTTCAAACTTTTAACACTGGCTTCAGCATCAACAAAAGCTTGTCCCACTCCTTGTCTATCTGAAACTTTAGTCTTTTCAAATTCAGCAGTAAGGTCAGCCATACTTTGAGTTACGGATGAAATACTATTATCAATATCTTTCAAACTCTTAGCAGAATTTTCTTTCAATTTTGCAACAGCATCAGAACCCTTAACTTGAACTTCTGTATATTCTTCTCCTAACCCTGCTAATTTAAGAGTAATTTTTTCTATACTCTTTTCATGAGCAAGTTGTAATGTAATCCAAATTTTAGAAATATCTTTTCCAAAATTATCATATTCTTTTTTAGAATCTTTCAAAACTTCTTCTGCTTGAGCCATTTCTTCTATCATTCCAGAAACATCTCCACCAGTAAGTTGAGCTAATTCTAATTTTGCTTGAGGAGATTTTTCAATTTCTTCTTCTAAAATTTTTACTCTAGCTCTTGCTTCTTTCAAAGTAGAACCTGTTTCTCCTTGACCAATTCTTTTTCTAATACTAGCTCTTTCTTTTAATAGCTCTTTAACTTTTTCATTAGTAGCGGCTTCAGCAATAAGATTCATATCTTGAGCTTGTTTAAGTATATTAATTTGCATATCAACACTCGCTATCATTGATTCAGTTTGTTTATCTACAGCATCATTAGTTTGTTTTATTTTACCCATTAAACCAACAAAAGCAGTGGCTATCACTCCAATCGCTACAGCAAGATTAAGTCCAGGGATAGCTAACATTGTAGCTAATAATGTCCGAAGTGTTGTAATTAAACCTATCGCCATCGCATTTACAGAAGCAAAAGCACCTCCAACAGTTCCAGCCCAAGTAATTGCTTGAATTTTTCCTGCTACAAATAAAGTAGTAAATAAAGCTACCACTCCAACCATAACTGGAACAACATATGTCTTAATAAAATCTTTATGTTTACTCCACATTTCTGTTAAAGATTCTACAGCTCCAATTCCTGTATTAATCACTTTCAAAACCATTGGGAAAACTTTAGCACCTAAATCAATCATAGCAACATTAACTTTATTCTTGACAAGTTGCCATTGTGCTGTCATTGTCGCTTGCTGTTTCAAAAAACCTTCAGTAAGTAAATCTGTTTCATCTGAAACTGACTTCAAAGTATCGGCATAAGAACTAGCTACAGAACCAGTAAGACCAAATACGGCATTTAATGATTCAACTCTACCAAAAGCTTCTTCAATAGATAAATTATTTTTTGTAGCTTCTTTTCTAAGAAGTGAAAAAGCATTTCCTAAATTACCAGATGAAGCAATTAATTCTCTACCTGTCATGCTTGTTTTACCTTGTGACTTGGCTACCTTATTCAACAACTCCTCCATCTCTCCTGTTGGTTTCATCAAAGCAGACATAGCTCCTCTAATAGCATTTTGAGCTTGAGCCGCAGGTAAACCAGTGGTTGTAAGTGCCGCAGTTGCCGCTTGAAAATCAATAAACTTAACACCTAATTCAGCAACAATAGGAGCTGTCGCACCAAAAGCTTGAGCTAATTCTGCTACTGTTGTCTTACCAGCTTTCACAGTTTTGAAAATAACATTTGCAATTTGAGCCGAAGTCAATCCATCTTTTGAGAAAGTGTTTACAGCAGAAGTCAAAATATCAGCCGCTTCAGCAGTAGTAGATAAACCAGCAGTAGCTAATTTACCAGACGCTTCTAAAACTAATAATGCTTCAGAAGTATCACTTATACCAGCAGAAACAATTTGGTAAGCCGCTTTTCCTAATTCATTAGGGTCAATCGGCATACTCTTAACCATACTTTTAATTCCCTGTTCTAGCTCTGCAACTTTTTCTCCTGAATCATTAAACAAAGTATTAACATCAGACATTACTTTTTCAAAATCAGCCGCTTTGAACATAGCAGTTTTAACAAGCATCATCGCTTGACGAAATGCCAAAAGAGCACCTATCGCTCCGAATAGACGCATTGCTCCTAGACCTTGAAATGTTCCAACAAGTTTTTTAATTCCACCACGAACATCCGTAGCTTCATCATCTATCTTTTTTAAGTCTTTTGTTATGCTATCAGCCGCCCTTTTACTTGTTGTCTTTCCTTTATTAAATTCTTTTGATAATTTACTTAATTCTTTTTGAACTTTAATTAATTCTTTTGATAAATCATCTTTAGCTGTTAAAACAATTTGTAATGTTGATTTATCCATTATCTTTTTCTTTTATTAATCCTGTCTAATTTCTTTTGGTATTCGGCATCAAGATTTCCGACTATCCTGAAAATATCCAAAAACCATTGTGGTTGTTGAACATAAGTTTCATATCCCCATTGCATTGTTTTACAAAGAAGAACGATTTCAAGTTGTTCGCAAATGATTCCTTTACCACTATTCAACAAAGTTAAATATTCTTCAGTTATTTTTTTTTTGAATCTTCATCCAAACTTCCAGTAATTTTATCAATTTCTTTAACAATGAAATTAAAATCACCTTCTTTCATATCAAGAACTGCATCTAAAACATCTTTAGTTTCTCCGTTTACAGAAATAATTACAGTTTTTAAGGTAACATCTTGCATTTTATCCAATGAAGAACCTTCAAGGTTATAATCAGCAATAGGACTTTTTTTCACTTCTTTCCCATCTTTATCTTTTACTGTTTCTTCGTCATCTTTCATTGAAAATTTAATTCCATCTAAAAGAACTCCACGAATACTTCTTCGTTCTCTAGCAGTAAGCCAAGCCTTAACTACAATCTTGTGTTTATCTTCAGGGGTTACAAAATCTATATGTTCTCTTTCCATAATACTTTTTTTAATTACTTATTAATAACTCGCTACTTTATTGATTAAATACATATCGTTTACAACATTATCATTTCCACCTGCGTCATAAAGAGCATTAAATGTAAATGTTTGTGTTACAACATCATCCATTCCAAAATCAGGGTCAAATCCTTCAATTGAACATTTACTCAAATCTAATCTAATTTGATAATATGCACCTGTAACAGGTGTTGAACCAGCTAAATCATCATGAACTAAATCAATTCTAATAGCTTTGTTTGTTGCATTCTTAACATAATCTAACCATGTTCTATCTTCATAGTTCAAAGTAAATTCTCCTGTTATATTAAATCTTTTGTTTACAATATCTTCTGGTTGAACTGTTGAAAGGGTCGCATTAACTTCTGCATTCTTTTCAATAGTCAAAGTCAAACTTTTCAAATTAACTCCTGTAGCCGCTGTCAATCCTGCCGCATCAGTAGCAACTTTGAAAGTTAAATGTCTTCCTAACCATTTCTTAACTGAACTATAAGAAGCTGTATTACCACTTGTATCATTACTCCCTTTAGCCAAGAAATTAACTCTAGCAGAAACGATTGCATTAGGTTCTACCCTAAGTTCAAAAGTATCTACCATTCCTAATTCAAACTGTAATTGTCCAATAGGGTCAATTGTTGTAATAGTAACTGAATCATGTTGGTTATCATTTTGTAAACTGTATGTGTGTTTGTAAGCACTTGTGTCTTCCACAGCACTTGAAACTTCACCCATAACAGATTTCAAAATAGCACCAATTGATTGGTCATCTACTTCAAATTCCATTTCCCCTTCTGAATGTTCCAAAGTTTTTGGGCTTTGGTCCCCTCCCCAGATTCCTCCGAATCCAGCTTCAGATAAAGCTCTTTCTGGCATATCTCTAAAAGAGAAAGAAAGTGCATTAATCCAATAAGAAGGAGCAACACCTTCACCTCTAACGGTTTCGCTACCAATTCCTATTGCCATTCTTCTACCTATCCATAACATAATATTATTTATAATTAACTTTTCTAATAATATTACAATTTCACTAACTTATATTCGTTACATCTACACTAACTCTACATTTTATTGCTACTTCTGCAACCCTAAACTCATCTTCTCGACCAGAGTATCCCCAACTTGAGGGAGTCGCAAATACATTAATCATCGTATATCCTGTTGGAACTTCTAAACCTACAAAATAATAATCCTTATCAAAATCATCCAGCACACTATCAACTAAATCTCTTAAAACCCTATCTGATTCTTTTGCTTCTCTATCACTTCTTGAAACGAAAAGTTTTAAGTTAAAAGCATAAATCCTTTCATTTTCTTTCGTTGTGCTATAATCACTTTCATTTCCAGAAACAGTTACAACAGCAGTTGGGTCTTCATTAAATTGTTCAGCTTCATAATTAAATACTGCTGAAATTTTATCATTATCGGACAGTATGCTGGTTATTTTGTTAAGTAAAATTGTAAACAAATTAAACTTTTGATACTGACACTAATTCCTTAAAATAAGGGCTTAACCGTTTCTCTTTTGCTCTCGTCCTTGGATGATGAGCATGGCATAAAGTAATACCATTATTAATATCATATCTTAATTCTGGATAATTTGTATAACTTAAAATATGATGAACTTCTAAACGACCTTTGCAATCTTTATTATTAATTTTACATTTATTATTATCTCTTTTTAATACATCTTTTCTCCAATTTGCATAAGCTGAACTTCTTCTATCTAAGGCTAAATCATTGAATTTTTTTAACTTACTTCTATCTTTTATCCATTTTGGATTTTTTTCTCCTTTATGAGATATGCTCATTTTCTTTTTTGTTTCAATAGAATGTTTTTTCCCTAACATTCCTTTTGAACTATTTTCACCAGTAGAAGATTTGCTTATTTTTAATTTCGTTTCCTTTGAAATCTCTTTACCAATACGAGCGATACTCATATTTTTTCGCATTTTCTTTGTTCTAATATAAATTCCTGATTTTCCTTTTATTCCAGACATATTTATCCTTTATGAATATTACTAATAATTCGACTAACTGTTTTTTGGAAAATTCTTTCAATCGGTGATTTAATTTGTCCAAAAGTTCTTTCTACAAAAGGATTCGCTGTAATTCCAGGATGATGAACCAGTTTAACTGGATGTAAAGCTCCTTTCCAATATAATGCTTTCTTATTCTTCGGTCTAATTATATATGGTTCTGTTCCATCATGGACATATATTGCGTATGGAGTTATCCCTAAATTCGGTCCAACACTTCCTTCTAATCCTCTAGCATGAGCCCGTATGTTATAACTCAATTTTCCGCTTTTGTTTGGAGCTTCTCCTCTCATTATAGGTCTTATAAAATCAACTGATGTTTTAATTGTTTTAGATAATTCTCCATGAACCATTTTAGGTGAGCTTTTCACCGCTCTTTGTAATTTATCTAATCCTTTTATTTCAATTTCAAACTTACTCATATTATTATAACATTAATTCTTTGTTTTTTGTATAACTGCAATCGTATAATCAATACAACCCATACATCTTCTTGTTACTCCGTCAGGCATAACTGTATAAGTATCATTGGTATCGTTATCTCTTAATCTGTCCCCTGCTTCTAAATCAATATCACCATCACAGTAAATCTTAAAAGACTTCCCAAAAACCCCTTCAGCAATTTCTCGACTCGAACTCGCTGTTGGTTGTAAATTAATCATAGCAGAAGTAACCGTGCTTAAAGCCATCTTATCACCAGTAGTAGCAATTTTCCTTGAAATAATTATTCTTTTTGTAAGCAAATGTGTCAGCATCATGATTTTATTTCATTATCTTATAATTCCCAAATTTTGTATTTCGATAAGATTTCTTTCACACCAACTGAACTAGAAAGAGTATCTATATTCGCAAAAGAAACAGAATAATCTCCTAAACTTTCAGACATAATTGTTCCACCTTTCATTCCTTTTTCTATTATACTTGAAACCAACATAGTAGCGGCTAATTCTATATCTTTCGGCACAGTAGAACTATGTCCCCAAGTAGCAGTAATTTTAATTCTTTTTTCTCCTTTTAAGAAAGTTCCTATCTGCGAACTTGTAGTCATTTGCAATCTATATTTTGGAATATCATTATAAGGATAAGTAATATAATCACTTGCTTGTCCTTCTGTTAATGTATAATCCACATCAGTAGAATTTAATTGTAAAATTTCTACAGAAGTAATAGAAATAAAATCATCAATTTGAATTTCACTTTTTCCATTTCCATCAAAATAACGAATCTCATCAGCAGTTTCTTCAAAACTTTTTCCTGTAAAATTATCTATATAAATTTCAACAGCACTAATCCAATCAGCAAGTTGGCTATCAAGTGAGTCATTAATATCTACTGCAAGATAATTTTGAATTTTTCCTTTTGTTGTATACATATTATTATTATTATACTTTAAATTAATTAATAAGCAAAACCTTAATAACTAACACTTATATAAGTTCGGCTTTCTCTTATACAAATTATCAGTTTGGGTATAATTACTTGGTTTATTTTTATAAGGGTATCTAAAACTACCTGATAATTCAAGGCTTTCAGTTATTGTAATTAAATCTGAAACTGAAATAGAAACTGCTGATACTTCAACCTCAATATTTTCTTCTACATTTATAGAATCATGTATTACAATATTAGTTACTACACTACTTTGAACATCTTCTGTAATTGTAATTCCTTCATAAATATCAATAAAACTATTTACTTCATTTGAAATATTTTCCAAAATTGAAATTGAGTCATTTATATTTACAAACAAAGTTCCTCCTTCAGTTGGGTCATCAATAACTGTAACTATATCAAATACAGAAATATTTAATTCTTTATTTTCTATTAATATATTTTCTAAAATAGAAATATTATCATAAATATCAACAAACAATTTTCCTGAAGTTAAAATTAATTCTGTTATAGTAATTTCATCAGATACCAGAGTCTTTAATTCAGTATTAGTAATAGAAACATCTTCTTCTACTAAAATAGAATCCAAAACATTTACAAATACTGTTCTACTTTCAGTAGTAATATCAGTTACAGTTATATCATCATAAATTGAGATACCACTTAATTGAGTATTTTCAATAGTTATATTCTCAACTAATGAAATGTCATCGGAAACATTTATGAATAATACCCCTCCTTCAGAAACATCATCAGTAACTAATACAGTATCAAATACAAAAGTATTTAACTCTTTATTTTCTGCATTTATTAATTCAGTAACACTTATAGAATCATTTGTATTTATAAATACAATTCCTCCTTCGGTTGGGTCATCTGTAATAGTTACTTCATCATAAACATCAATATTAATTTCTTTATTTTCTATAGAAACAATTTCTGTTATATTAATATTATCTGAAATGGAAATTAGTTTAATTAAAGTTTCAGAAACAAATTCAGTTATAGTTATTTCATCAGAAATATCAATATCTCCAAGTTCAATATTTTCAGCAGTTATATCTTCACTAACATTAATTTCTTCATAAACAGGAATTTCAAAAGAACCTTCTAAATCAACAAACTCATCTATAGAAATATTATCTGAAATAGAAACACCAGAAATACTTGAAACACTTGTAATATCCTCATCAATACTAATTGAATCTGAAACTTCAATTCTTAATTCTCCTTCTGTTACAATATTTTCTGATACAGAAATAACTTCAAAGATATTTATAAATACACTTCCTCCACTATTTATTTCATCATCAACATTAATATTTTCGTAAACATTAATATTTAATTCTAAGTTTTCAGAAATAGTTTCTTCAGCAATAGATATTTCTTCATAAACTTCAACTCTAACTTCTTTATTTGAATTAATATTTTCTACAATAGAAATATCATCATAAATATTAATACTAGATTCAGTATTTTCAATAACTACTGTTTCACTTACTGAAATACCATCACTTACATTTATAGAAACATCTAATTCTATTGTAACTAATTCATCAATTCCAATTTCATCACTAACAAAAATATTTCCTAAGTTTGAGTTTGTAATAACAACATTTTCTTCCAAAGATAATATATCAATAATATTAATTTCACCTAATTGCGTATTTTCAATATTAATATTTTCAGTAATACTAATCCCGTCATCTACAAAAATAAATAAACTTCTTCCTGTTGCTACTAATTCATTAATAGCAACATTATCCGAAACATTAATTCCTCCTAAATCTTCATTTATAATTTCAATATCTTCAGAAATAGTTACTTCACTATTTACATTAATTGTATAAATTTGAGTAATTAAAATATTTTCATCAATAGAAACTGAATCTGAAATAGAAATTCCTCCAATAGAAGCATTACTTAAAATAGTTTCATTTATTGAAACAGAATCAAATACACTTATAAACGAAATACCTCCCATTTTAACATTTTCAACAACATTAATTTCATCATAAATTGAAATAAATAATTCTCCTGAAGTTAATATTTCTTCATTAACTGTAATAGTTTCATAAACACTCACAAATACAAGCCCACCTTCGCTTGGAGTATCTGTAATTGTAATATTATCAGAAACATCAATTCCTCCTAATTGAGTATTTTGAACAGTTAAATCTTCTGTAATTGAAATATCTTCATATTTATTTATAAAAGAAATAACCAAAACCTTATACATTGGGTCTTCGTATAATCCACTTTCATAAGGGAAATATTCAGAAACAGAAACATCTTCGTAAACATTAATATTTCCTAATTTAGTATTTTCAATTTCTATATTTTCAGAAATAGTTATATCATCACAAACTAATACTGAATAAGCACTATCAAAACTTACTAGTTCATTAATATTAATTATATCAAATATATTTATTCCACCAAGAATTGCATTAGAAGTTATATTTTCAGATATAGAAACTAAATCATTTACATTAATATTTAATTCAATATTTTCAATAACTATATTTTCAGCAATAGATATTTCATCATAAACATTTATAAATATAGTTCCACTTTCACTTGGAGTATCTGTTACTGTTATTTCGTCATAAACTGAAACATTAATTTCAGTATTTTTAATAGTAATGTTTTCACTAATTGTAATATTGTTAGAAATATTTATAAAGACAATCCCTCCTTCAGAAACATCATCTGTAACTGTAATTTCATCAAAAATACTAATATTCCCAAGTTGAATATTTTCACTTATTATTGATTCATTTACAGAAACATTATCAAGAATGTTTATAAGTGTATCTAATCTCGCTGTAATCGTTTCATCAATCGTAATCTCATCGCTAACAGAAATTCCTCCTAACTGACTATTCGTAATTGTAATATCTTCATTAATAGACAAAGAATCACTAATATTTATTCCACCTAATTGGATATTTTCAATATCAATATCTTCAACAAAACTAATTTCATCATTTACAAATATAAACAAACTTCTTCCAGTAGCCACTAATTCAGTTATTCCAATTTCATCACTAATGCTAATTCCTCCTAATGAAATATTTTCAATCGTAATATCCTCACTAATTGTAATCTCATCACTAACACTTATTGTATATTCTTGAGTTGTTGAAACTTCTTCTGTTATTGAGATAGAATCGCTAACCACAATACCAGTAATAGTTGTGTTGGTTAGAATTGTTTCATTTATTGAAACAGAATCAAATACACTTATATTTAAGTCAATTTCAATTTCAATATTTTCATCAATTGTAATATCTTCAGAAACATTTATAAATATTGTTCCACTTTCATCAACATTATCTGTAACTGTAATTTCATCAAAGACAGAAATATTTAATTGAATATTTTCAATTTCAATATCTTCACTAATTGTAATTTCATCTAATATAGAAACAAACAAATCTCCTCCTTCATCAACTTCATCTGTAACTGTAATCTCATCATAAACCGAGATATTAATTTCAGTATTTTTAGAAGTAATTTCTTCAGATATAGATACTTCATCATAAACAGAAATAAATACTGTTCTACTTTCATCAACATTATCAGTTATTGTAATATCATCATAAACACTAATTTCAATTTCTGTATTTTCAATAGTTATAGATTCGCTAATTGTAATTTCGTCAAAAATATTTATGTAAAGTAAACCACTTTCATCAACTTCGTCTGTAACAGTAATTTCATCATAAATATCTATTGCACCTAAATTTGTATTACTAATAAAAATATTTTCATCAATTCCAATTTCATCATAAATAGAAATAAATAAATCTCCCTCTGTTGAAATATTTTCTGTAATTATAATTTCATCAACAATATTAATTCCACCCAAATCTATATTTAGAATTGAGATAAATTCACTTATAGAAATATTTTCATAAATTGATATATTTAAATGTAGATTCTCTATTTCTACAGTATCTACAAGGCTTATTTCATCACTTACAGAGGTTTCAATACCAACATTAATACTTGGAACATCTTCTAAGGAAATGTTGTTAGAAACGCTTACATTGTTAGGAGTTACTTCGGCAACTTCAACTGAAACATCTTCTGTGATTGTAATATTATCATTGATATTTATAAAACTATATAGACTAATAACCACATTTTCACTTATAGAAATTTCATCATAAACATCTATATCACCAAGACTAATATTTTCAATTTCAATATCTTCAGTAAGACCTACTTCCTCATAAACAGAAATCGCCGAAACTCCTGAAGTTAAAACATCTTCAGTAATATTAACTGCGTCAAAGACAGAAATATTTAATTGAATATTTTCAATTACAATATCTTCACTAATAGTTATTTCATCAGAAATATTTATAAATAATATTCCTTCTTCCGAGATATCATCTGTGATAGTAATTTCATCGTAAACTGAAATATTAATTTCTTTATTTTCAGTGGTTATAGATTCGTTAATTAAAATCTCGTCATAAATATTTATAAAAACAATTCCGCCTTCACTAACATCATCTGTAACCGCAACTTCATCAAAGACAGAAATATTAATTTCGGTATTTTCAATTCCAATATCTTCAGTAAGACCTACTTCCTCATAAACAGAAATAAATACTGTTCGGCTTTCATCTACATCATCAGTAATAATTACTTCATCATAAACTGAAATATTTCCAAGTTGTGTATTTTTAATTTCAACATCATCTGTAATTATTATTTCATCTGATACAAAAATAAAGAAAATTCCTTCTTTGTCAACTTCATCTGTCACTGTAATTTCATCAAATACAGAAATATTTAATTCTTTATTTTCTATTAAAATACTTTCAGTAATAGCGACTTCATCTGATACTGAAATACCACCCAATTGAGTATTTTCAACAGTTAAATCTTCTGCAACTGATATTTCACCATAAACATTAATTAAAGGTGTTTGTATTTGCAATAACAAACCATCTCCATCCTCTTGGAGTATTTTATCATTATTCTCTTGTATTAAATAATCAGCCATATCAATTCTTTATCTCTACTGAAGTAGTATTTAATATTAAAACTTTCTAACTTTAAATTACAATATTGTTTTCTCGGTTAATGTCATTTCTATTAATATTTCTTGTAAAAACCTATCATTATTTTCTTTGAGTAATTTATAAAATGTCATAATTTTATTCTAATCCATTTATACTCTTGATACTTCCGATTGCGAGTGAGTTCCTAAGATTTCTTTAATTCCTCTATAAATTGATAAATGGTTTTCTCTGGTAATACATCTTTATTGTTAGGAGCTTGTTCTGAAATGGTTTCTGAAAATATCTGAGCGAAATTATCGTGTGTCATTGTTTCATCATACTGCTTAAACACCTCTTTATAATATTTTACACAATGAGAGAAATTCTGCTCAGTAAATCTGGGGTCTCTTTTTATAGTCTGATGATAATAAAGATAAAGCTGGCACATAACCTGTATCGCCCACATATCAACATAGTTATTAAATGGCTTAACTTTTTTAGCTTCCTTAATTGCATAAATCATATTATCAGTGTAGCCTATGAAACTTTGGTCATAAGAATATTGATTATTGTTTATTCTAGTAATGCTATCTTCTTTATGATGCCAAAAATAAACGACATCTGGCAAGAACATTATTTTTTCTGTTTCTGAACTAACCAACCTGATTATAGTGTTAAAACCATTATCTTCATTAGCTCTTGTTTTATTAAATCTAATTTTATATTTATCAATAAATTCTCTAGTATAAAGTTTGCCAAACATCCAAACCAAATCGTTCTGGTGCATTACAAATTGTAAATGCTCGTGCTGTTCAATAAAACTTCCTACAATAGTATGATAGCCTGGATTTGTTTCTACTCCTTTTAATAAAGTTTCTAACGAGAAAGCACTGGCGAAAGTATCATCAGCGTCTATGCAGGTAAAATAAGGAGAGGTTGTATTATCTATTCCGAATTGTCTTGCTACTCCTGGACCGCCATTAACTTCTAATTTAATTTCTTTAATATCCATTACATCCTTGAACATATCTACAAAAACTTTATAATCTCCGTCTGCATCATTGACTATCGTAACAGTAAGTTTATCTAAAATTGACTGCATAGCAATAGATGACAATGTTCTTAAAATTGTATTCTGTGCTCTGAAGGCGGGAATTATAATGTCTATTTTTTTATTTGTCATAGGATTTTTTAATTTACAATTATTCCACCACATTGTTCCTCTACCTGGGTCTGTTATCCCGTGGATATACTTTCTATTAGGAAACTTTTTATCTACTATTTTTTTTATCCAAGGTTTCTCATAATCGTGTCCCGCAATAAATCCCTTACATTTAGGCAACCAATTTTCTATATCTTTTTTTACTGCTTCTTCAGTGTGGTCTGCATCTATAAATATTAAATCAAACTTGTCATTTATTATTTTAGACGCTTCATCGGTAGTCATTTTATAGACTTCCGCTTTTATTCCAAAATTATTTAAGTTATCTGTAAAGACCTTTTGTAAATCAACTTCTTCAGCTTCTTTGTGTTCTTTTTTGCCTGTCGTTCCTTTAAAAGTATCAACCGCATATACTATTAAATTCTTTTTTTTAATAATGTCTGCGATAGAACATAAACTTTTCCCTTTCCAGACACCAAGTTCAATAATCATTCCATAATCTGGAACTTGTTCAGCAAGCATACGATACATTTCTATATCTTTGTCGTGAAACCATCCTTGTGGTAATTTTGTATTCATATAATTAATATGCAATTACGGTTACGCCATTTATTCCGTTGCTAACATTAATAGCTAAGTTATAACTGGCTGAACCAGTAGGGCAATATAGGGTTTTAGCGAGTGAGGCATTACAGCCATAAAAACAATTAGTAAAATTAGTTACATTGGCATTAACAACTGTTATATCCCCCACTAAGTTAGTGCAAGACTGAAAAGTATAAGCCATATTAGTAACATTTGCTCCTATAGTTGGAGCATTTACTAATTTAGAGCAAGACCTAAAAGTATAAGCCATACTAGTAACATTTGCTGGAATAGTTGGAGCATTCACTAAGTTAGTGCAAGACTGAAAAGTAGAAGCCATATTAGTAACATTTGCTCCTATAGTTGGAGCATTCACTAAGTTAGTGCAAGAGTAAAAAGTATAAGCCATAGTAGTAACATTTGCTCCTATAGTTGGAGCATTCACTAAGTTAGTGCAAAAGTAAAAAGTAAAAGCCATATTAGTAACATTTGCTCCTATAGTTGGAGCATTTACTAATTTAGAGCAAGACCTAAAAGTATAAGCCATACTAGTAACATTTGCTGGAATAGTTGGAGCATTCACTAAGTTAGTGCAAGAGTAAAAAGTATAAGCCATAGTAGTAACATTTGCTCCTATAGTTGGAGCATTCACTAAGTTAGTGCAAGAGTAAAAAGTAAAAGCCATATTAGTAACATTTGCTGGAATAGTTGGAGCATTTACTAATTTAGAGCAATACCTAAAAGTAGAATACATATTAGTAACATTTGCTGGAATAGTTGGAGCATTTACTAATTTAGAGCAATACCCAAAAGTATAATACATACTAGTAACACTATTTGGAATTAAATCAACTTCTATTAAATTACTACAACTCCGAAAAGCATTTGTCATAGTATTCCCAACAAAAGCGACACTGGCATTAATATAACAGTTAGTTAAAGTTGTCTTACCATTAAAAGTTGTTGCAGCATTAACAATAACTGGTTTGCCTTCGTCAGGAATTAAAGCAGGCACATTTGGCGAAGTTGAAATTGCCGCACCTACCCAATTAGTTACAAGTGTTGCAGTCGCATTAGTGGTATAGGTAAAAATAGTCTCCCAATTAAAACCAGATGGAAGAGTAACTCCGTCCCAACTTTTAACCGAAGCAATAGCAACTCCATTTATTTTAGAGATGTTTGCTAAAGCTACGCCTAGTATTGATTTCAAATCTGCCATAGAATTTATTTTTCAGATAAAATTACTTGTTGTTCCGCTTCTCGTGCGGCATCTATTTCTGCTTGTTTTTGTTCTGCTATTGGATTTACTATCGGTTCCACATTTTCTACACCAATAAACATAACTTTTTCAAACAAACGATTTTTTTGTTTCTCAGTTAAATGACTATTCATAATCATTTCTACATACTCCTCTGAAGTTCGTTTAGCAATAATTGCTTCTGCTTCTAAAGCTGATACTAATTTTGGATTGATTGTAATTTGCATAAAATTATTTAATGATTAAAGATTAATAATATAATCAGAACTTGGGCAGAACAAAAGGTCTTCCGCCGTAATTGCATATCCGCAGACCCTTATAGCAAAATTGGTCGTAGAAGGCTGAGTTACAATTAAATCTCCTGCTGTATCTGAAAGATAAACTGGTGCTCCTACTGTGAATGTTGGAAAGGCAGCACTTCTAACTTTTCCATAAACTAACATTTCTGTTGCTGCATCAGCATTTGCTGCTAATACACAAATCCCTAATTGAAGTTTGAAACCTAAATCAGTTCCGTCTAATATTCCATCAACTAATTCCCATTTGCTATCTGAAGTTTGTAGAAAACAAACATCTCCTACTGCTAGAGTAGCACCTGCTGTTCCAGCCATTGTTACTCCTGACCATTTTTCATCTCCTGAAAGAACTGCATCTAATTTAATATCAAATTCGTTTAATGATAAATCAGCATCTAATGACCATGATGCTGGACCTGTATATCCAGTGTAGCCAGTGAATCCTGTGTACCCAGTTGCTCCGGCTGCTCCTGCATCTCCTGTATATCCTGTTGGACCTGTAGCTCCAATTGGACCAGTGTAGCCAGTAGGACCATCAAGACCAGTGTAACCCGTATATCCAGTTACTCCAATTGAAACTAATAAGTCCCAGTAAGCTGTTTCTGAATCAGGTGTTTTATTAGTACCGTCTTGAATAGAAACATATCCAGATCCATTATATTGAACACAGTCATTTACTACATAAGCTGTACCTGAATCCCATTCACCAATCCACGGATATTCTGTTCCTGTATAGCCAGTTGGACCTGTGTAACCCGTTGGACCAGTCACTGTAGAATCAGCTCCAGAGTCACCAGTATATCCTGTTGGACCTGTTGGACCAGTAACTGTTGAGTCAGCACCTGAATCTCCCGTATATCCTGTCGGACCGATAGGACCTGTTGGACCAGTCACTGTTGAGTCAGCTCCTGAATCTCCCGTATATCCTGTCGGACCAGTCACTGTTGAGTCAGCACCTGAATCTCCCGTATATCCTGTCGGACCAGTAACTGTTGAGTCAGCACCTGAATC